TTAGGTTAATCTGGAAGATTGGGTTGTGTTCCGTCCATCTGATGGCTGGAAGATGACTGTTCATGGCGTGGAATGCCGCGTTTTGCGTGACATCGACATTCGTGGCCGCATTCCGGCTCCTGATGCAGTTTGGTAAAGGAATTGTTTCATATGGAACAGGCAGAAGACAATATTACCGTCGTTGACGACGCTCCTGAAGAGAACAAAGTAGAAACAAAAGTAGCGGATAACGATGCGCAGACGCCAGAAGACGGCATTGCGGAACTAAAAGCTCGTCTTGAATCGGAGCAGAAACTTCGCTTTGAGGCGGAGAATCGAGCTCGTCAGGCTCAGCAAACGGCCACAAAAGCCGCTGCGGAAGTTGAAGGCAGTAAGCTTCACATCCTTAATGGCGCAATTGATAAACTGAAACGCGAATCCGAGTATTCAAAAACTCGTTACAAAGATGCTCTTGCGTCAGGCGATTACGATACGGCGGCGCAAATTCAGGAAGCAATGTCGATTAATGCGGCAAAGATGCTTCAGCTTCAGAACGGCAAAGCTTCTTTGGAAGAGCGTCTGGAGAATCCCGCCCCAGCCGCGCCGCAAGCAAGTGATCCTGTTGAACAGGTCGCTTCGCAACTGTCCCCACGGTCTGCAAACTGGATTAGGTCGCACCCACAGTGCGTAACCGACCCACGCATGTACCAGAAGATGGTTGGCGCACATAACATTGCCATGTCGGAAGGCTTTGTTGTTGATTCGGATGCGTATTTCGACGCGATTGAGCAGACGATGGGCTTCAAAAAGCAGCCTGTAGTTGTTCCCGATGATGGCGAGGATGTTAATTTGTCAGCGGCATCTGCCCCAACGCAAAAGCGCACATCCGTTCCCGCCGCTCCAACAACTCGCACAGCTTCAGGTACGGGCAACAATAAACAAGTTGTTCGTCTGACATCAGAAATGCGCGAGATGGCGTCTATGATGGGTATGACCCCTGAAGATTACGCAAAGAACATGGTCGCCCTTCGTAAAGAAGGCAAACTTAACTGATAGGAGAGCCAAATGGCTGATACTGAAAATGGCTTGACCAAGCTCACGCCAAGGTCGTCTAAAGCTTCGATCCGCCCTGACATTCGGGCAGAAGTTCGTGAAGAAAGCCCAGCGGAACGCGCTCGTAAGAGGGCGGATGAAATCCGTAAGCATCGTTCTGGGCTAGACCTTGATAGTACTGACCGATTCGCGATTGATACTTCGATTGTCCCCGAAGGATGGTCATACGAGTGGAAGCGCAAATCAATCTACAATCAAGAAGACCCTGCATATCAAATTCGGTTGGCAGATGGCGGCTGGACTCCTGTTCCGGCGACTCGTGATGCTCGTCACGCAGCCCTTATGCCGACTGGGAATTTCGCCACCATCGAACGTGACGGAATGATTTTGATGGAGCGTCCAAAAGAGTTGACAGACGAAGCAAAAGATATAGAATTGCGTCGTGCTAGAAACCAAGTTCGCGCAAAAGAAGCGCAGCTTAGTGCCACACCGGATGGAACATTGGCGCGTGATGCTGATCCGCGTACTCGTCCAACGGTTAAAAAGTCTTACGAGGCTATGCCGATTCCACGGGAATAAAGGCGGTCTCAAACTTGCCCTTGGGGAGGCAAGTTAAAATTGTCGGGGTTGGCAGTGCCGGGCGCATAGCAACCTCATCACTCATGGAATCTCTGCAATGGCTAATACGCAAGCGTATTTTGGCTTCACGCAGTATCAGGGTGGTGCTGGCGGCGCTCCGACGTTCGCTCAGTCCACCCGGCGTATTGCGTCAGGCAACGGCACTGCAATTTTTACTGGCGATCCTGTCATGCCAGTAATCGGCAGTGCTAACGGCTACATTACTCAGGCTGCTGCTGGCACGACGACCCTCGCGGGTATCTTCGTTGGCTGCAAATATACTTCGACTTCGCAGAAGCGCACGATCTGGTCTAACTATTGGCCGGGTTCGGATGCTACTGGTGACGTAGAAGCATACGTCATTGATGATCCGAATGCTCGTTTCATCGTCCAGACCAGCACGACGGCTTTCCCAATCACTGGTACGCTTTCGACTCAGACCTCCGGCGTTCAGGGCCAGTATGCCCAGTTCACCATTGGTACGGGCAACACGGCTACTGGCCGTTCGGGCGCTTACCTCTCGGCGGTTGGAACGACTGTCACCTATCCATTCACTATCGTTGACTACCAAGTTGGTTTCGGCAACGGCGGCGATCCTACCACGCAGTACTGCAACGTGATCGTTGGCTTCAACAACGAAATCTTCCGTAGCAACGGCGCTGGCCCAACTGGCATCAGCTAAGGAGTAAGGTACTATGGCTGTTAATCTTTCACAGATCAAAGACCTTCTCCTCCCCGGTCTCCGTGGCGTTGAAGGCAAGTACGAGATGATCCCATCTCAGTACGACAAGATTTTCACTAAGCATGATTCGAAAATGGCTCTCGAACGTACCGCAGAAATGCGCTACCTCGGCCTTGCGCAGTTGAAGACCGAAGGTGGTCAGACTGCATTCGATTCGAGCGCAGGTGAGCGTTTTGTGTACAATCAGGAACATACTGAAATTGCTCTTGGGTACGCGATTACCCGTAAGGCAATTGACGATAACCTGTACAAGACCCAGTTTATGCCTTCGAACCTTGGTTTGGTGGAATCGTTCCAGCAGACGAAGGAAATCTATGGCGCGAACATCCTCAACACGGCTCAGACGTACAATGCGTCGGTCGGTGGTGACGGCGTTTCGCTCTGCTCGACCGCCCATCCTATCGACGGTGGTACGGTTGCCAACACGCCAACGACTCAGCTTGACCTTAACGAAGCTTCGTTGCTCAACAGCATGATTGCTGTCCGCACGAACTTCCGCGATCAGGCTAACTTGAAGGTGTTTGCCCGTGCGCGTAAACTCATCGTTCCCCCGCAGCTTGAACCAGTTGCAATCCGTCTGACGAAGACTGAATTGCGTCCGGGCACTGCAGATAACGATGTCAACGCGATCATGATGACGGCTGGCGGTCTCAGCGAAGGCTATATGGTCAACGACTTCTTGACCTCGGCTTACGCTTGGTTCTTGCTGACCAACATCGACGGCTTGGCTTACATGGAACGCATCAAGTTCGAAACCGACATGCAAGTCGATTTCGTTACTGATAACCTCCTTGTGAAGGGCTATGAGCGCTATTCTTTCGGCTATTATAATTGGAGAAGTGTCTACGGTTCGTTCCCAACTTCGTAAGTGATAATCAATGTCAATTGATACGCGCGAAAAAAATCGACTTAGAGCGGCAGAATATCGGAAAAATAATCCTGAAAAAGTCAGGGAAAATAGCCGGCGTTCTCATGCTAAGTCTCGCCAAAACCCTCAAAAGGTCGAGGCAATTCGTGCGTATCAGGCATTGTATCGTGAACAAAACCGTGATGTCTTAAGTGACAGAGAACGTGAACGGCGTTTTGGCATTACTCGTCAAGAGTATGCCGAAATATTCCACTCACAAAACGGTACGTGCGCGATATGCTCACTCCCTGAAACTGCCACTCGGAATGGTAAGGTCAAAGCGTTAGCTGTAGATCATGATCATAAAAGTGGGAAAGTAAGAGGGCTTCTTTGTTCGGATTGCAATACGGGTATTGGTAAACTGAAAGAAAACCGTAATATTTTTCTTTCAGCAATAAAATACCTAGACAAGTATTCTGATCAAAGGCAAGTTGTGACGAAACTCGTGGATACTCAGAAAGGGTAATCCAAATGGCTGATACCGCATTCTCCGGTCCGATTATTGTATTTGGGCAAAACCCAACGCAACCATCGGACTATAACCCCGATCTCGGCACTTCCCTATTTTGGGGAGGTGCTGCCATCCTTGATCCTCGCGCTGCCTACACCTACTTTCCGGGTGAAGGTCAGTCCGCGCAGGATTTTGGCTGGCTCGGCTTTGATAACATCACGACCCAGAGCATTGTTCCTTATTCAAAGGCTACTGGCGCGATTGTTACCTCTGCCAATGCTACAAGTGCTACACTGACGTTGAACACGACGAATAGTGCCACGACTGGCGTGTATTATTCCACGAGCTTTGTTCGTGCGGATACTGGCGCAACTGATACGGTCTTGGCTCTTGATGCGTACACGTCCGTCACGGCGTCGTTTGCAAACGGCGTTATGACCATTACGGCCAACTCGGCAATGCCTGTCACTCCGGGCATGGTTGTAGTGGCAACGGGTGGCACTGTCTCGCAGGGTACTGCGGCTGGCACTGTTATCACTGGGCAGCTTACGGGCGGTTCGGCTGGTCAGGGTGTTGCGGGTACTTACTCAACCAACGGCAACCTGACGGCAACGTCTGGTACTGTCACGCTGGCTCTCCCAACGCCTACGGCTTGTGCGATCCCATCGGCAGTTAATGGTACGCCTTCGGTCTATCTCTGGAATGCACAGTCGCTTATTGGCCGTGCTGTTGCTGTCACCGCTGCTGCTTCGGCAACGGCTACGACTGCTACGGTTTCTGGGTATGACGTCTATGGCTTCCCATTGGTTGAAGCGATCACTCTTACGGCTGGCTCGCAGGTCAGTGGTAGGAAAGCGTTCCGGTACATCAAGAGCGTTGTTCTCAACGCCGCTGACGCTATCCACGCTTATTCGGTTGATACAACGGACGTTTTCGGACTTCCGCTTCGCTCTGATAACTTTGGTGATATTCTTGTCAACTACGCTTCTTCGTTGACGGCTACCACCCTGATTACCGCAGCGACTGGGTATCTTCCTTCTGATCGTACAGCAGCTACGTCTACGACTGGCGACGTCCGTGGTACTTTCTCGGCGTTTACGTCTAGCACTGGCGCGAACAAACTGGTTATCCGCCAGTCACCACAAGCCTACATGGTTGGCTCTGCTAACCCCGGCCTGTTTGGTGTCACTCAGTACAGCAACTTCTAAGGAACTAGGCCATGAAGGCACATACCCGTAAACACCACGCCAAGGGTGGTGAAGCAGAAAAGGGTGACATCTACAAGGATGCCCCCGTTACCGACGTGTACGAAGGCAAGGATTCGCCTACGGAACACGAGGCTGAAGAGCGTAAGCATGGTGGCCGCACGAAGCGCAAGCATGGTGGGCATGTAGCTCATCACAATGCTAAGCACAAAGAGCATCACCATGAGCATCCAAAGGCTGAACACCGCGCAAAACGCAAGCGTGGTGGTCATGTCCATGCAGAGCATGCCGTCCACGGCGAACATGCTAAGCATCGTGCAGACCGTAAGGCTCGCAAGAGCGGTGGCGAAGTAGGTGCAAACATGCACCCATTCTCGACGGCCCATAAGGGCATGGAACCACCAAAGCACACGTCTTACGAGCCTGAACACGATTGATACAGTTGAGGGGGTGTAAAAAGCCCCCTCACTTCTTCATAGGTGCGAAATGACCGCAGCATGGACACGTTCTGAAGGCAAATCTCCGTCTGGCGGGTTAAACGCCAAAGGACGCGCATCTGCTCGTGCAGAAGGGCATGACCTAAAAGCCCCTACGAAGGATAAGGATAACCCACGGCACGAGAATTTTTGTTCTCGTATGACTGGGTTAAAACGCAAGATGACGGGATCAGCAAAAGCTGCTGACCCAGATAGCCGTGTCAATAAATCACTTCGTAAGTGGGGTTGTTAAATGGCTGTGATATTTTCTTTGGGTGAAGTAATTAACATAGTGCTCACCGTTATCGCCATTGTTTTACTGGTGCGGAAATGACCGATAAACCATTTTGGGAAAATAAATTGCCCAAGGATCACCACAAAAAGCATTTGTCGCACAAGCAAGAGCAAAGTGCTAAAGCTAGTGCAAGGGCCGCAGGTAGGCCATATCCGAATTTGATCGATAATGCCGCTGCATCGCGGAAAAAGGGTAAATAATCATGGCTACTTATAGCAATAGCGGCGTAAGCTGGGATTCCATTACGAAGAATGGAAGGTACGAGCCATTTGAGCTTCAAGTATCGCGCAATAACATTTCAAATCATTCGACCTTAAGCATTTTTGGCTATCAAGCTGCCATCCCGACGAGCGGGTTTATCCCAGTTTGGGAAAATGCGACCACCTATACCTATCCTACATCCGCTCTAGCGATGACATATGCCAGCACGTCAAACGAAACATTGACGATGACTGTAAGCGGTTTGGATATTAATTATCTTCCAATTTCGGATACGGTAACTTTTTCCGGCGGAACGAGTGGTACAGCAACGAACGGAACTGCATTTTTCCGCATTAATAGCATGTCGGTGACTACGGTTGGAACAGCCGGAACGTCGAATGTAGGCACGATTACGGCGAAAAACAGCGGCACGACCTATGCTCAGATCAATCCAAGCATTGGGCGCACTCAATCTGCAATTTATACAGTTCCGGCTGGGTATACGTTTTATCTTAAGCGTACTCAGGGTTGGACTAACATGGTTTACACCTCTGGTTCGTATGGAACTTATCGTACTTGGACTATTAATGCTGCTGGCGTGAATGCTTTGGTGACTCAGCGTCCATTCGTTGCCAACTTTGTCAGCGAACGTTGGTATCCTAACATTTACACCCAAAAAACTGACATCCAATGGCAAATGTCGGCTACAGGCACGGCATATGCAGCAGGTTTTGCGGCTGAAGGCGTCTTGATTGCCAATGATGGCTCTCTGTAAGGATTTAACATGTCTAACGTTGCAATTTCCGCACTTACTCAGGTCACGAGCGTAGCTTCTACCGACGTTTATCCTACCGTACAGGGCGGATCGACCTATAAGGTTGCAGCATCTCAGCTTGCCACCTATCTGCTCGGCGGGACGGGCGGTATTGCTACGACTGTTGTTGGTTCTGGTGCAGCAACAGCCACACTGGGCAGTAACGGTGCTTATAACCTTGTCCTGACCACGAATACGGCTGGTACTAACCAAGGGACGATTACTCTTGCCAACGGTGCTAACGGCAACATCACGATTGCTCCGAACGGTAGCGGTACGGTAGCTGTTTCTGCTCCTATTACGGCGACTGGCTCTATTCTTTCGTCGAACGGAACGTCT